TATAGAATTCTCACAAATGATATGCGAGGAATGGCGTAAGCAAAAGGAACGTTCAATGAATAAATTGAAGTTTTTGGAAAGTTATGCTATTCGTGCACAGGTTGGTGAGGATTTCGTTGATTGTGTTTATGATGATGATTTCTTCAATAATGACATTGCGAGTAATATTCATAAAGGTGTTGACCTTCTAGAAATAGAAGCTCTCTACGCTGATGATGATGTTATTTTTAAAGCTTATTCCGAATATAAAGCTCGACAACGTCGTCCTGGTGTTTGGGATAAAATGAAAGATCGTATGGATCTTGCATTGCAAAAAGTTTCAGGTTATTTGTCAGGATTGTATGAAGAGTCATCTAAAATTATTCGTGAACATCCATATTTGTCTGTTTTGGGTTTGTTGGGAATGGCCTTATCTGCTTTTACATTGTATAAGTGGTTGGAAAATTCTTTTTCTGAAGATGAGGTTGTCGCTGAAGCTGAAGTTGGTGTATCTGGTGACGTTAAATCTGCAAAAATACAAAAATTGCAGGTTGAAATGAATACACTTTCAGTGGAGGAACAACGACAATTTATAGATACAATGTATGGTCATTCATTGATTGGTGCTGGCACTATAGCTTTGATGAAACGCAATAAGTGGGGCATTTATGCTGAGAAGTATGATTGCCAGGCTGAAGTTGGTGTTTCCGGTGATTCTAAAACGGCAAAGCAGCAAGTCAAACGTGTGGAGGTTGGTGTTTCTGGTGATGCAAAAACCAAAAATATTGCTCAGAAGCGTGTTGAAGTTGCAGATGAGAGATTACTTGCTATGGCACAGGGCTGTAGTGATCAAGTGGCTCATAATCTTGTTACTGATATATTGCAGAAAAATACATACCGTTTGACCTATATGCGTGGCGAAAAACGAGTGCCATTTGGTAATTGTACTTTTGTACGTGGTTGGGTTTTTGTTATGCCATATCACTTTTTGCATGCTTTGTTTGCACGTAAATTGGCTCCTGAAGCAATTATTAGTTTTTCTCAATCTAAGTTTGAAGATATTATCCAGATTCCTTTGTCTCATTTGATGACTGTTGGAGTTGATGGTTTTGAATTGACTAAGAATTGTGAAAGAGTGACTTTTAAGGATGGAACTCATCGTGATTGTGTTATTGTCAACTTGCATCGTCGTATGTGTCATCCTCATCGGGATTTGGTGAAACATTTTGTCAAAACTAGTGATCAGGGTAGTTTGCAAGGTAGTTTTAATGGAACACTTGCTACTTTCCATGAAAATGGTAAAGACCTTCATCGCACATATCAATGGTTGCAGAAAATCCGTCCTCTGGATAAACAGATAACCATTTATTATCCCGAAGACGGTTTTGATTATGGTTCTGAAAGTTATACACAACGAGATTGTTATGAATATAATGCACCGACTCAGGTTGGTGATTGTGGTTCTATAATTGGTTTGTATAATAATCGTATGGAACGTAAACTTATTGGTATGCATATTGCTGGTACTAACCAGGAATATGGTTATGCTTGTCCATTGACTCAAGAATTGATTGATGATGCGTGCGAAAAATTGATTGGTAAAGATTTTCGCAATATCAGTGCACAATTTTATTATGAAATGCCTAAGAATGTTGATCCAACTATTGAACCGGTAATACCTGATGGTCTATTTTGTCCTCTTGGTAAGGCTGACAAGAAAGTTGGTCAAGCCACTAAAACTGCTATAATTCCATCCTGTATTCAAGGTGAGCTGTCTGAACCATTTATGAAACCTGCGCTATTGAAACCTACTATGATTAATGGTGTATTACATGACCCATTATTGAAGGGTTTGAAAAAGTGTGGCGTAGATACAGCAGTTTTGACTGATGAAGAGGTCAAATCAGCCGCTATGGATGTGGCTCAATTAGTCTTGACCCAAACAAACAGCATGATAGATCGTACAAAGTACCAGCGAATTCTTACTTATGAAGAAGCCGTTCGAGGTACACTTGATGACGATTTTATGAAAGCTGTTAATCGCACTACATCTCCAGGTTACCCTTATTCTTTGCAGAATAAAGGTAAACCTGGTAAAACGCGATGGATGGGTAAAGATGAAAAATTTGATTTTGAAAGCATGGAAGCACAACAATTGCGTGCGGATGTTGATGAGTTGATTGAAGATTGTCGCATTGGGAAAATTTCCAATGTTTTTTTTGTCGATACTTTGAAAGATGAACGTCGTGAAAAAGCTAAAGTGGACGTGGGTAAAACACGTGTATTTTCAGCTGGTCCACAACATTTTGTTGTGGCGTTTCGTAAATATTTTCTTCCATTTGCTGCATGGTTGATGCATAATCGTATTGATAATGAGGTTGCTGTTGGTTCAAATCCCTATCTTTGGATTGGGAACGAATCGCTAAACGTTTGAAGTCGAAGGGAAAACATGTCATTGCTGGTGATTTTGGAAATTTTGATGGTTCTCTTGTTGCTCAAATTTTGTGGGCAATATTTTGGGAAATATTTGTTCCCTGGTTGGAAATGTTTAATGACCTTAATAGCCAAGAGGGACGTGATATTCTTAAAATTTGCCTTGGTCTTTGGGCTCATCTTGTTCACTCTGTCCACATTTTTGGAGATAATGTTTATATGTGGACTCATTCTCAACCTTCTGGAAATCCTTTTACTGTTATTATTAATTGTTTATATAATTCTATTATAATGCGTGTTTCATGGATTCGTATTATGCGTCGTGATTGTCCAAATTTTATGTCGATGAAATTTTTCCGTCAATTTGTTGCTTTAATCACTTATGGTGATGATAATGCTGCAAATATAGCGGATAAGGTGATTCATTTATATAATCAAGAAACTATCAGCGCTATTATGGCAGATATGAAACATGAATATACTGACGAAGGCAAGTCTGGTACAATTATAAAATCACGTCGTTTGGAAGATATTTTCTTTTTAAAACGTGGTTTTAGGTTTTGTCCTGAATTGCAGCGTACAGTTGCTCCTCTTAAAATTGAAGTGATTTATGAAATGTTGAATTGGACTCGAAATACCATTGATCCGAATGTTATTCTCATGTCCAATATTAATACAGCTTTTCGTGAGATAGTTAATCATGGCAGAGATGCTTATGACGAACTATATCGTGGAATTATGCGAATTGCTGTTAAACTTCCTTCTATTCCACAAATTTCTACTTATGAGCAGTATTTGCATGATCTTACATATCTTGCAGATGAAGTTTATGAGTTTTAAGGTCAAAATGTGATCTTGCTTTTCTATACAAATATTAGAGGTTAATTAAGAGAAAAGTAGTGCTATTTTGATAACTAGGTTAACTATTTAGTTTTACGGCCCAGGATGCCTAGTGGCAGCCCCACAATATCCAGGGTACCCTCTATGCGACTTTATGGATTAGGTAGTCTTTTAGTCTAAGTAACTTACCTGCTAACTTTTCAAATTCAAATGATATTATCGAGGATCGCGAGCTTACTTCCGAGCAAAGAGAAATTGTACATTTTTCTAGTGAAGGAGTTACCCCTGCGACTTCTGCTGTCCCTGATATCGTTAATCTCTCAACTGATTATTTGTCAATGACCACGAGAGAGGAACGAATTCATACAATTAAAGACTTTTTGTCTCGACCCATTATTATTCAAACTGGTTTATGGTCTTCAGCTACTGCTGAAGATACACAACTTTACACTGCAAACTTTCCTGAAACACTCATTTCAAATGCTATGTATCAGGAAAAGTTGCGGGGTTTTGTTGGTCTTCGTGCTACTCTTGTTGTTAAGGTTCAAGTTAATTCTCAACCTTTCCAACAGGGGCGTCTTATGCTTCAATATTTCCCTTATGCTCAGTATATGCCCAATCGAGTTGCCTTGGTCAACTCCACTCTTCAGGGTAGATCTGGGTGTCCTAGGACTGATTTAGATTTGTCTGTTGGTACAGAAATTGAAATGCGTATTCCTTATGTATCTCCTCATGTATATTACAATTTGATTACTGGTCAAGGTTCTTTTGGTGCCATTTACTTGGTTGTTTACAGCCAACTACGTGACCAAATTACCGGAACTGGTTCTGTTGAATATACTATTTGGGCGCATTTGGAGGATGTCGATGTTCAGTATCCTACAGGCGCAAATATTTTTACTGGTAGTGCTCCTAATTTCGCCTCTCTTGGTCAAAAGATGTCTGCTGGTAATTTTACGGAAAAGGATTTGCGGGAGGTTTGGAATTCGCGTGCGTATGAAAAACAACCTGATAAAATCTTTGCCCAAGTTGCTTCCGAATTGAAACAATTGAAGGATTCTGGAACTATTAGTTCTGGTATTGGTCAGGTTTCAGAGGGTCTTTCTACTCTTTCTCGTATTCCAGTTTTGGGAAATATGTTTACTCGTCCTGCTTGGATTTCTGCTCAGGCTTCAAATATTTTCAAGATGCTTGGGTATTCAAAACCTACTGTTCAAGGTCTTCCTTGTGAAACTAAACTTCGTGGTCAAGTTCGTATGGCGAATTTTGATGGTGCTGATGCTTCACATAAAATGGCTTTGTCTGCACAAAATGAAATTGAAACAAAGTCTGGTTTAGCTGGAACTTCTGCTGATGAAATGGATATGGGTCATATTTTATCTATTCCTAATTTTTGGGATAGGTTTACGTGGTCCACTACAGATTTGACTAATGCTATTTTGTGGGACAACTTTGTTACTCCTTTTAAGGTGAAACCATTTTCTACTACAGTTACTGATCGATTTAGGTGTACACATATGGGCTATGTTGCTAATACTCATGGGTATTGGCGTGGCTCTATTGTTTACACTTTTAAGTTTGTTAAGACGCAATTCCATTCTGGGAGATTGCGTATTTCTTTTATTCCTTTTTACTTTAACACCACTATTTCTACTGGTGTACCGGATGTGTCTCGAACACAGAAAGTTATTGTTGATTTGCGCACTTCTACCGAAGTTTCATTTACTGTTCCATATGTTTCTTCTAGGCCATGGATGTTTTGTATTCGACCAGAAGCTGCTTGGTTGGGAACTGATAACACACTGATGTACAATGCTGTTACAGGCATAGTTCGTGTTGAAGTTCTTAATCAATTAGTTGCCGCCAACAATGTGTATCAGTCTATTGATACTATAGTTGAAGTTAGCGGCGGTCCAGATTTGACTTTTGCTGCTCCTATGGCACCGTCTTATGTTCCTTATGCTGGAGCGTTTAATCTTGAGGAGGATGCAAAAGCTAAAGAAGAACATGCAGAGGAATATGATAATAATATTCCACAGGTTATTCATCGTACCAGACGTGATGTTGATGAAGTTGACAAAATTGTAGCTCAAATTATGGGTGAAGATGAAGCAATTCAACGAAATGATGCACAACATGGTGTGCATCCTGCATCTATTGATACACATCAGATTGCTGCAAATTGGTCTCCTGAGGCCCATTGTATTGGTGAGAAAATTATGTCTGTTCGTCAATTGATAAAACGTTTTGGTATGTTTTTGAATCAGCTCAATTTGGGTCCTTTCACTGGTCCTCCAGCTACTAATTTTACAAATGTTCTTGTAGCCCCTTTTTCTGTTCGTTCTCCTGCTACGACAGTAGCGCCTTCACGTTCTATGTCACTGTTTGAATATTACTATTTTATTTATGGTTTTTGGCGTGGTTCCATGCGTATCAAAGCTTTTGGAACTACCTCAACAGTTGGTGTTGATGGTGGTACTTTTAAGGCTACAGATACGTGGTTTACTATAAACAATTATAATTCTGTACAGGATTCTTTTAATTCTTTATGTAATCGTTTTGCTGCTGGC